TAACTAGCTATGTTTATTATGGCTCAATCATTAGAGATAGTAGAGATTTCTGCATAGAAAATGCCAATAAAATATTTACTGAAGATGAAATTAGACAGAAATGGGCTGATGAAACATGGCAAGGCAAAGCACAAGGAGACCCATTTGTAGTTAGAGGTGGTTATAATTGCAGGCATCATTTCCAACCAGTCAATCCTGACTGGGGTATTGTCAATGAAGATGGCACTTTTGAATATACTTTAGAATAATAATTGCATTTTTACCGCACTACTGATAATTGAATAATATTAATCAAGAAGGAGAACAAAAAATGAACGACCAAGTAAAAAAAGAGTCGGTTGAGAATACAGCAACTCAGTCAAATGCTGGAGAAACAAAAGTTTCTGAAACTCAATCTGAGAACAAAATCTTTACTGAAGAACAAGTAGAGAACATAGTGCAAAGAAGATTAGAGAGATTTAAAAAATCTGTATCTAACAAACTTGATGGCATAGACATTGAAGAAGCCAAAAAGTTAATTGAGGAAAAGAAACAAAAAGAAATAGAACTCGCAAAACAACGAGGCGAGTTTGATAAAGTCTTAAAAGAGACTGTGTCAAAGAAGGACAGCAAAATTACGCAGTTGGAATCTGAATTATCTAAAATCAGAATAGATGAGACACTTGTTAATGTAGCTAGTGGAATGAAAGCAGTTAAACCTGCTGAAGTTAAACAGTTATTAAGAAATAGTGTTCGTTTAAATGAGAATGGGGTAGTCGAAGTTGTCAATGACAATGGAACACCTAGATATTCAGAAAAAGGAGAACCAATGACTGTAAATGAATTGGTATCTGATTATTTAAAAAACAATCCACACCATGTTACTGCTACTCCAAGTGGCGCAGGTAGCAAGGGACAGATTGGTGGGGCAACACCAAAGCCTTTAAACATTGGTGCTTTGGACTTGAGCAAACCTGAAGACAGAAAATTATATTCTGAATACAGAAAGCAAAGAGACCAGAGTGTTTTTAAAATTAAACCAACAATATAAAATAGGAAAAAAAAACTATGGCAAACGAAACAACAAGTTCAACTCTTAGTGAGTTGTTCACGAATATAACTCAAGAAGCTATATTCACATTCCAAGAGACTTCAGTAATGAGACCTCTTGTAACAATCTACCCAATTACTTCTTCAGGCAAAACTGTTGAAGTTCCTGTGTACCCTTCAATCACTGCTTCAGCAGTAAATGAAGCAACTGATTTATCAAACACAGCAATCAACCCAACTTCAGCTACTATTACAGCTAGTGAGACGGGCGTGATGACTACATTAACAGACCTAGCAAGAGATTCAGCTAGCAGAAATGTAGCTGCTGACATTGGTCAATTATTCGGTAACGCTATCGCTCAGAAAGTTGATACTGATTTAGTTGGATTGTTTGTGAACTTTACTACTAACGAAGTAGGTGCCGCAGCAGTTGAATTAGATGCAGATTTAATTTTCAAAGCTGTTGCTAAACTAAGAATGCAAAATGTACCAGCACCTCTTTATGGTGTATTCCACCCAAGAGCTGTGTACAATTTGAAAAAATCTTTAACGCAAGCTGGATATAATACAAATGCAAATGCAATTTCTGAACTAGGAAATGAAATTTTAAGAAATAATTTCATTGGAACAGTTGCAGGAGTTCAAATATTTGAAAATGCAAATATTACTCCAGATGCAAATGATGATGCTTATGGTGCAGTATTTCACCCAGCTTCATTAGGCTTAGCTATCAAAGAAGACTTTAAAGTGGAGACTCAAAGAGACGCCTCACTTAGAGCAACAGAAGTGGTGGCCAGCATAGTATATGGTAAAGGTGCAATCAAACAATCTTATGGTTGTGCGGTTATTACTGATACTACTATCTAATTAAGACAATCGGTGGGGTGTAAAAGCCCCACCAACTAAACGAGATTAAATATGGCAAATTTTTCAGTAGATTCAGATTTAACATTTTACCAACCAGATATTTTAACTTTTGGAATAGCAAGTTTTACTTCTCCAAATGATTACCATGCACAAGCAAGAGCAGATATAGAAAGAGATTTAAGAATAAGATGGTTTCCAGTTTATTCAAAAGAAACTTATAGAGATATATCAATCCTAAACACAACTGAAATGGACGCTACATTATTAACTGATGCACAATTTAAAAGAGCAAGTGTTTATAGAGTGATTGGTTTTTATGCTTGTCCACAATTAACTAAATTTAACTCAAATGATAACCCAGATAGATTCCAAGTTATGATGAAACATTATCAACAAATGTATGCTGATGAATTTGAATCTATTTTAAGAGATGGTGTTGAATATGATGCTGATGATTCTAATACAATTATTGATGCAGAAAAAGCGCCATATCATAGATTAAAAGTTATCAGATGAAAATTACAGTTCAAGACAACACCCTTCAAGTTGCCAAGAACTTTGAAAAACAAGTTAGAGAGCAACCTAATATTGTAAAGACTGCATTAGGAAGAACTGCTGAATTTGTTATGGGAATAATTAAGCAGAGAACTGGCAGAGGAATTAGCGCTGATGGTTCTAAGTTTCCACCATATACTCAAGCCTATAAAGAATTTAGATTGAAAGCCGGAAGACAAATACAATATGCTGATTTAAATTTTTCTGGCCAGATGCTATCAAGTATGACACAAAAGTCAGAGCCTAGCTATGCTATTATTTTCTTTGCAAATAAATTCCAAAATATAAAAGCATTAGGCAACCAAAATAAAAGAAGATTCTTTGCAATAGGAGATAAAGAGGCAGCACCTATTACAAATTTATTTATGCAAGAATATAAAAAACTAAGTATAATTAAATGAGCAAACGAGAAGATATAGCAAGTAATATTATTACAACGATTTCAACTGGGACATCTCCTATAACTTTAAAGAAAGTTACTAGAGACCCCTTTAATGTAGATGAGTTATCTGAACAACAATATCCAGCTTGTTTCGTACAATCAGGAAATGAAACTCGTTCAGATGTTACTATTTTATCTCCAAATATTACAAGACAAGCAACAGCAGATTATGTGATTGTTGGATTTGTCAAAGGAACTCCGACAAATATTGACACAAAAAGAAACGAATTAATTACAACGATTGAAACAAGATTGAATTCTGATAGAACACGAGGTGGGTATGCAAAACAAACTCAAGTTGTTGAGGTTTCAACAGACGAGGGCGTTTTATTCCCAGTTGGTGGTATCAGAATGGTAGTGAGAGTAATGTATCAATACATTTCTGGCACACCTTAATATAAACAAACAAGGAGAACAAAAATGGCAACTCATACTGGTTCAGAAGGGTTAATTAAAATTGGCACTACTGTTTTAGGAGAACTAAGAAGCTACACGCTTGAACAAACATCAGATACTATTGAAGACAGTTCAATGGGTGATGCAGTAAGAACTTACAAAGTAGGTTTAAAAGGTAGTTCAGGTTCAGCAAGTGTATATTTTGACGAAGCTGACGCTGGTCAATTATTATGCACAGTTGGTTCATCAATAACTTTAAATTTATTCCCAGAAGGAAATTCTACTGGCGACAAATTCTATGCTGTTGATGCAATCGTAACTGGTTACAATGTAAGTGCATCTTTTGATGGAATGGTAGAAGCAGAAATTACTTTTCAAGGCACTGGCGTAGTAACTGTTGGAACAGCAGGTTAATTAATTAAATAGAAAAGGAAGTATTATGAATACAATAGATAGAGTGAAGGCACATTTTGAAGCAAAAGAAATAAAAAAAATTGAGGTTGCTGAATGGGGCGAGGAAGGCAAACCTTTAATCATTTATGCTCAACCAATGACTCTTGCTGAAACAAGAAACTTATTTAAAGGTGCTAAGAATGACGACTTAGGCGTAATGGTTGATGTTGTCGTTTTAAAAGCAAAAGATTCAGAAGGAAATAAAATATTCAAATTAGATGACAAACTAGTTTTGTTGAATAATGCTGACCCAAGTGTTATAGCTAGGGTATCAAAAGATATTTTAAGTTCAACTTCATACGAGGAAGCTGAAAAAAAGTAAGGCTTGATTCTGAGTTATATACCATACTTGCTCTGGGTCATGAATTAGGAAAAAGTATGGAAGAAGTTTTGTGTTTTACACAAGATGAATTTTATTATTGGTTGGCATATTTTAAAGTAAAGGTAGATAGAGAAAAACTAAGATATGGCAGAACAGCAACTAAACATAAAACTTAATGTCATTGACAATGCTAGTCAGGCTTTTAAATCTGTTAAAGATACAATATTTAATTTACGAACAGCACTTTTGGGTATTGGTGCTGGTAGCGTTGTTAAAAGCATTTTAAATGTTGGCAGCCAAGCACAGCAACTTAGAAATCAATTTTTATTATTAGCCCCATCAATAGAAGAAGGTAAAAAGGCATTTGAAGAATTACAAAAATTTACAGCACAAAGTCCCTTACAATCAGATAGCATAGAAAGAGCATCTGAAATTGTTTTTGCATTTTCTAAAAATAGCAAAGAATTAACAGATAATCTTTTTGCCATTCAGAATGCTGCAATAACTTTAGGCTTAGACATTGAAACAGTTGCAAGAGAATTTTCATCATTATCAAGAACTGGAATAGAAGGTGCAAGAGAATTAAAAAGAAGAAATATAGAATCTTTCTTAGGATTGCAAGAAGGAGTTAAATTATCTTCTCAGGAAATAACAAGAGTATTCTTACAAACATTTGGTAGAGGCGGAACATTTGAATCTGCTTCTGATGCTTTTGCAAATACTTTTGCCGGTGCTACAAATAAATTTAGAAATTCATTAAAGCAAGTTCAAGAATCAATAGCAAAAGCAGGGTTATTAGATTTTTTTACAGATTTAGTTAATGTATTTTCTGATTTATTAAGAAACAATCCTGAAGCATTATCTAAATTCGTTAAAGATTTTACATTAGGATTGATAGAAGGAATCCAAGCATTTGCATCATTTACATCTAGATTAATAGAATTATTAAAAGAACCATTTAATGCTTTAGTAGTATCTATCAAAGGAATTAATGATTTATTAAATCTATTTCCTGATGCAGTTAAAGAAATAGGAATAATAGGATTTTTCTTACTGGGCAAAAAAGGAAAGGCAATAGTTTTAGCCATTCCATTTATTCTTAATACAATCCATGATGCTTTAAGCACTTTAGGGTTAGCAAGTAATGATGTAAAAAAGAGTTATGAAGACCAAAAAGAAAATTTAATTGGCCAATTTGATTTATATAAAGCACTAGAAGAAAAGGCACAGGCAAGAAAAGAAGCTGAAAAGAAAAACGAAGAAAATATATCTAAAGCCAAAAATAGCGTAGCAGAAACAGTTTCTTTATATAAAAAATTATTATCTACTTTAAGTCAATTAAACGATAGCACTTTAAAGCAATTAGATTCAGTAGCAACATTTGCCAATATTGCAAATCAAGGAATTAGTGATTTTTCAAAAAGCATAGCAGAAATTATAGTTCTTGGTAAAAGTTTAAGTGGAACATTTAAAGATTTCTTGCAAAATATTTTAGTTAAAATTCTTGCATCAACAATAGAATATCTTGTTAGATTATATATCATTCAACCTTTATTAGACAGAATCTTAGGAACTGAAAGAGATAGAACCCAAGAACAAACCAAACAAACAACTCAATTATTACAAAATCTTGGAATAAACTATTTAGACTTAGATGTTCATAAACAAAAGATTGAAGCTATGAAAGAACAAAATGGCTTATTACAATCTCAATTAGTATTAGAAAATGGAATAGCTGGTGCTAGAGCAGCGCAAGCACAATATGGCGGTGGTGGTGGCGGTGGGGGTGGCGATTTTTTATCAACAGCATTTAGTATTGGAAAATCTATATTTGGATTTGCAGAAGGCGGAAGCATGAGCGCTGGGCAACCTTATACAGTTGGAGAAAGAGGTAGAGAATTATTTATTCCTGAAACTAATGGAACATTGATTCCTAATCATGACATGATGGGTGGAACAAATATTAATTTCACAATTAATGCAACTGATGTTAAAGGTGTAAAAGAATTGTTATTAAATAATAGAGCAACAATTACAAACATAGTTAATCAGGCATTAAACGCTAAAGGAAAGTCTAATTTAATATGAGTGGCACATTCCCATCAACACCAACTCCTAGAGATGTAGTTATTCGCTCTCAACAAAATACTATTGTATCAACTACTGCATCAGGCAGAAGACAAGCAAGACAAATTGATGGTCAAAGATTTGCATTAACATTAAGATTCCCAGTTATGAGTAGAACAGAATTTGCACCTATATTAGCCTTCATAATGAAACAAAGAAGTCAATTAGAATCATTTACTTATACTCCTGCAACTATGGAAGATACTAGAGGTTCTGCTGCTACTGTTATTTCAGTT